TGGTGGTCAAGTAGGTGGAGGCGGCGGTGGTGGTGTTGCCGAAAAACTTAATGTTATATTAAATTCTTCTTCAAGTGTATATTATCAAAAAGTTTCTGCCATCAGAGTATCTTCTGGTGGTACTGGATATACATCTGCACCTACGGTTGTAATAACACCAGTAACTGGAAACAATCCAACTACGACAGCAACAGCAACAGCAACAGTTTCTGGTGGTGCTGTTACATCTATAAGTGTTACAAATAATGGCGTTGGCTACACAAGTGCTCCAACAATATCATTTACAGGTGGTGGTGGATCAGGTGCTACTGCCATTGCATACATTGGAGGAAATCAATTATTTGGAATTAATGTTGGTGCAGGTGGAGCATACGCCACGAAGGGAACAAATACATCAATAACTAAAAATGCATTACCAGTTCAATGGATTGGATATGGTGGTGGTTCTTCTGGAGATAATATTGCAGATGGTGGATCTGGTGGAGGAGGTTATGAATTTAAACCTGCAGGATCTCCTACACAACCTTCTAGTCCTACTGGTGGATACGGAAATTCTGGCGGAAGTGGTACTAGCACAGGTGGTAATAATATTTATGGTGGCGGCGGTGGCGGAGCAGGTGGTGCTGGCTTTAATTATAATAGTAGTGGTGGACGAGGTGGTGCTGGCAGATTAATGACTGGATGGGAAATACGTGGAACTAACGCAAGTAATACTTTAACTGGAACCCGAGGATATTATGGTGGCGGTGGTGGTGCTGGATATTTACAAACTGGAAGTGGTGGAGTCGGTGGTGGCGGTGCGTATAATGTTAATGGAACAAATGGTACTGGTGGCGGTGGTGGCGGCAACGTTGGTGGTGGTTCTGGTATACTCATAATCAAACAAAAGTATGGATATGATGCAGATATGTTATTGGTAGGTGGTGGAGGTGCAGGAGGTTCAGGTCTTAGTGGATACTCTGGCGGTGGTGGTGGTGCTGGTGGTATGGTTTATACTACTGGAAATCAATTTAATGTTATATCTGGAGAAACATATACAGTAACTATTGGAGCAGGTGGTGGTACTGGAGGTAATTCTACTGTAGTAAATGCAAACTATACTATTACTGCTTATGGTGGCGGTAGAGGTTCCAACGGTGGTGGTGGTGTTGGTGGTAGCGGAGGATCTGGTGGTGGTGCTCCAGGTGGTGGGTCATTTACAAATGGAGGATCTTCTGTACAAGTTTCAAGCGTTGGATATGGAAACGGACATAATGGGGCTAACAGTAATGGCGGTTATGCTGGAGCAGGTGGCGGTGCTGCTGGACCTGGTGGACGTGGAGGCTCTGGTGATCCCTATCAAGATGGCGGTCCAGGAATTGCTTGGTTAAATGGAACAACTTATTCCAAAGGTGGTCATCACGATGGAAGACCTGGAGCAGCTGCTGCTAATACAGGGAATGGAGGAAGCCATGCTGGTGGTACTGCATACTCTGGTGGATCTGGTGTTTTCATTATAAGATATGCTGGTCCACAAAGAGGATCAGGTGGTACTATCACCAGTGTTGACGGATATACCTACCACACATTTACAACATCCGGAACATTTACAGGTTAATAAATAATCAAAAAGGATTATTGCAATGCCAGTTACCACACGAAGCCAATTAAAAGAATACTGTTTGAGAGAGCTGGGTAAACCTGTTCTTGAAATCAACGTAGATGATACGCAGTTAGAAGATCGTATTGACGAATCTTTAGAATACTGGAGATTATATCATCCTGATGGTATTGAGAAAGTTTACATGAAGCATTTGATTAGCGCTTCTGAACTTAAACTTACTACAAACAATGCACAGAATTTCGCAGTTCCTGAAATAGTGACAGGATTAACTTCTGGTGCTACTGCTACATGTGTAAAAGAAACAAGTCGCTCCTCTTCAGGCAACACACTTCTGGTTAAAAACGTAACTGGAACATTCACTGTCGGCGAAACAATTCGTGGTGCAAATAGTAATGTAACTGCAACTCTTGGAACACCAGCAGTTACACTGGGCGCATACGATAAAAGATACATTGATATTCCCGATGCAGTTTATGGCGTAGTTCGTATTCTCCCATTCAGCCAAGCATCATCTTCAAAGAATCTATTTGATCTGCAATATCAGTTGCGTTTAAATGACTTGTACGATCTTACATCTACAAGTATAATCTATTACAAAACAGTTATGTCGCATTTGGCTCTGCTAGACTTAGAGTTAAATGGTCACCCACAGTTTAGATTCAATCGTCGTCAGAACAAGTTATTCCTAGATGTTAACTGGGAATCTGATGTTGCGCTTGGTGACTTTATTGTTGTTGAGTGCTATCGTGCACTAGATCCAGCAGAGTATTCTAAAGTATGGGATGAACTCTGGCTTAAACATTACGTAACTGCAAAATTTAAAAAGCAGTGGGGAACTAATCTTAAAAAATTTTCAGGCATTCAATTACCAGGTGGCGTAACACTTGACGGTGATAAATTATACGACGAAGCAACTACAGAAATTAAAGAACTTGAAGACGAGTTAATGACTAAGTCTGCTCCACTTGAGTTTTTCTTAGGTTAAATATGCCAACCAATTCTTACTTTACTCAGGGAACATCCTCTGAGCAAAATCTTGTTGAAGATCTAATCATTGAATCTTTAAAGATTTATGGTAAGGATTTATTTTATATTCCCAGACAGTTGGTTGCGAAAGATGAGATCCTTGGCGAAGATCGTCTAAGTAGATTTCAAAACAGTTATCCAATTGAAATGTACTTTGATAATATTGACTCTTTTGCAGGTCAAGGTGCATTTATACAGAAGTTTGGATTAATGCTAGAGCAATCTGCAACTCTTACTGTTGCAAGAAAACGCTGGGAGCAGTTGATTGGAGTTCATGGAACTACGATTCTCCCCAATCGTCCATGCGAGGGAGATCTTCTCTACTTCCCATTGACCAAAGGTTTGTTCGAGATTAAGTTTGTAACACATCAGGATCCATTCTATCAGCTTGGTAAATTGTATGTTTACAAATTACAGGTTGAACTGTTCCAGTATTCTTCTGAGAGACTAGATACTAATATACCTGAGGTTGATGTATTTGAAGAACTGAAAACTTTTGACATCACCAAGAATGTGGAAGTTGAAACTTCTGATTCGTTTGGTGATAATAATCAATTTAAACGCGAAGCAGTTGATGTTCTGTTTAATGCGGATAACCCATTTGGTGAAGTTATAACATCATATAATTTTGGCAGATCAGATTCAACTAGAACTACTGCTGACGAAGATCAAGTAACTACGGATACAAACTAAAATGGCTAAACAAACTATCAATATTGGAACTGCGGCGAACGACGGAACAGGTGATCCTCTTCGTACAGCATTTACCAAAACAAATGCAAACTTTACTGAGATATACAATGCTGGGCTAATTCCTTCTCAAACTGGAAACAACGCAAGATATTTGTCTACTGATGGAGCTATTCTCTCATGGGCAGTGCCATTTAGTGGATCTTATAATGATCTGACCAACAAGCCAACTATCCCAGAAACTAATACTAATACTCATGGTGGCTCTGCTGCGATAGTTGTCGGACAACAAAATGCCACTAGAGATAATCTTACCATAAAGATTGTGAATAACAGCAATACATTAGATGTACAGTACAATTATAGCGATCCATCTAATAACGTATCGATCAGTGTCTATAGAGTTTCTCCAAATCCAGGAAATGTTTTATCTGGCGCTGCAGTTGTTAATGCGAATAATACAAACTATCAATTAGTGCAAAATTTGGCTACGGTTGGCGACACCTTAACCTTTGTTCTCGCTGATGCTAGTTTCCATAAAATTTACAGAGTAACAGTAATAGCAAGAAATATGCCAGCAGTCGGAATAGCAGGTGATGCTTACTGCATTATTGAAGAACTCAAATAATGTTAGACGGAAAAGTATTCTACCATGGAATTATTAGAAGCACTATCGTTGCTTTTGGTAGTCTTTTTAGTAACATTTACATCGATAGAAAAAAAGATGATTCTGTAAGTGGGCAAACGATACAGCGTTTGCAAGTTCCACTAGCATATGCACCAAAAGAAAAGTGGATAGTTAGAATAGATTCAGATCCAAATTTACAGAATAATACGTATACAACATTACCAAGATTGTCGTTTGAAATTACTGGTTATAATTATGATGCTGCACGTAAAGCAAACAGAATGAATAAGGTTCGCTGTGTCGATGCGAGCCAAGATACTATGAAGAGTTTGTTTACACCAGTTCCTTATAATATCGATATTACTCTTTATGTATTGACGAAAACACAGGAAGACGGTTTGCAAATTATTGAGCAAATCCTTCCAACTTTTACGCCAGACTATACGCTAATGATTAACTCTGTCCCATCTATGAACATAATACAGGATGTTCCTGTTATTTTAAATAGCGTAGCAGTTCAAGATGATTATGATGGCGACTTTCAAACTCGCAGATTTGTAACTCATACATTGAACTTCACATTAAAATTAAATCTATACGGTGGTCTCTCCAATACTGGAGTTATTGATACCGTTATTTCTAATGTTAGCGAAGACCCTCAATTCCGACAAGGTTTAAGAATTTATACCGCAGAAGGTGATCCAGGAACTGTAACAGTGACAAGTGAGAGCTGGATAAACGATCTTTAATTAATGAGGTGCTATGGCACAAATTTATAATTC